GTATAGTAGTAAATATGTCAGCTGCTTTGATTGATCTCGTCTCAGTCGGTGCCCAGGACGTCTATATCACAGGCGATCCTCAAGTCTCTTTTTTTAGACAAAACTATAAACGTCACACAAACTTTTCGATAAAACCAGAACGTATGGATTATATCGGGACGTTTGAATCTGGAAACGAAATTTCCATCCCTATCAAATCGAAAGGTGATCTTTTGAGTTACGTGTGGATTGAACATGCCAATATTAACAATAATAATCATAATAACTCTATTTTTAAATCCGCGAATGGGACATCAGATGAAACTTCACCAACTGAATTTTCTTTGTGGATTGGTGGTCAAGAAGTGACTAAACTGGATTCACTTTTTATTAATACCGTACACAATACTTTGTATAATGAATCTTCGGCGAAAGCGACGTGTGCTTCGACGACTCAAGACGGTGGTGATAATGTTTCCACAGGTAGTTACATAATCCCATTCTTCTTTAGTGAAGATTGGACGAAATCTTTACCACTTGTCGGTCTTCAATACCACGAAGTTGAAATTAGAATTAAGTGTAGAAATGGTACATTTAGTTTAGGTTCTACACCAAAGGTATACGGTTCGTACGTGTTTGTCGACACAGAGGAACGTGAATTCTTTGCGAACGGTGAACACGAACTTCTCATTACACAAACACAACACCAACCAATGTCTGCTTCCGATACGTCGATTGATTTGACCTACTTTAATCACCCAGTAAAGGCCGTTCACATAGCTGCGGGTAACGATTCAGCAGAGGGTGCATCTACATCATATACTTTCACGGATGCGTCTATGTTTATTAACGGTGTTCCACTCTTTGAAAATATGACACACGAATACCATAGAAACGTCGTTCCATCGAGACACTGTTCGATTCTTAACACTACGGTCGATTCGGAACAAATATATACATGGCCATTCTGTCTTACCATGAACAAGTCTCAACCAACGGGTACCTTGAACTTTTCGAGAATCGATAACGCGAAGATAAATATTAATACTCCAGCGAGTTCGAACCTTGATATGATTCGTGCGTATGCGGTCAACTATAACATTCTCAGGATTAAGAATGGTATGGGTGGTGTCGCATTTGGTAACTAAATTAGTTCTTACCCGAAGATCCAAAACCTCGTTCACCACGTTTTGTTTCTTTTAATTCATCAACTTCCTCAATAAGTGGTGTTTCACACTTTTCCAAAATGAGTTGGGCGATTCTATCGCCTTGTTTAATTTCGAACGGTTCACTCCCGTGATTAAACAAGATAACCTTCAATTCACCCGTATAGTCTGGATCAATAACACCAGCACCCGTTTGAATACCGTGTTTTACACTTAAACCTGATCTAGGCGCAATACGACCATACACACCTTGTGGGATCGTTGCACAAATACCCGTACTTACAATACCACGTTCACATGCATTGATAGTCATGTTTTCCATGCTATACAAATCGTATCCGACAGATCCAGGGGATGCGCGTGTCGGTAAAGTTGCTTCGAGAGTTAATCGTTTAATTCTAAGTGTTTCCATGTTTTTTATTATTCTAAGAGTTGTTTCTTTAAAACCATTTAAAATAGTGTAACGTATAATTAGAAATGAGTCTTAAGATTATTATGGGAAACATGTTTTCGGGAAAAACGTCCGAACTTATCCGACGTTTAAAACGGTACAAAGTTATAGGTAAACGTATTCTCGTTATAAATTCAAAAAAAGATACACGCGCTTCCGAAGATGTTTTACGTACCCATGATAATGTTCGTTTCGATTGTATAAAAACAAATAGTCTCGATGAAGTTGATTTTTCAAATGCAGACGTTATAGCTATGGATGAAGCTCAATTTTTCACCGGTCTTAAAAAGTTTGTGGAAAAGGTTCTCGATTCGGGTAAAACGATTTTACTCGCGGGTCTCGATGGTGACTATAAACAGAGAAAGTTTGGTGAACTTATAGACTGTGTACCTCTCGCCGATAAAGTGTTTAAGATATCGGCGATGTGTATGGTGTGTATGGATGGAACACATGGACCCTTTACAAAACGTATCGTACAAAATGATGAACTCGAACTTGTTGGTGATCACGATATGTATAAAGCGGTGTGCCGAAAACACCTTTAGCTTAGAATCGATTAATATCTAAAATAAGAACAACGCGCGTTTTTTCATCAGTTTTATCAACACTATGGTACCGTGCGTGATCAAAAAGAACATCTTCACCAGATTTATGTTGATGAATGTCAAACTCCGTGGTAAGATTACTTGTTCCTTCGAGTGTTAAGTGGTACCGTAACTGTAAATTGCTTTCGGCACGGTGTGCTGGTATAGACATTGGTCCTTCCATGACCGCAATCATGGCACGGTCAACACACGGTATAGTTTTTAAAAATGCGTATAACTTTGGAAAATCGTGTATTTTATAATAATAATAATTTTGATTATATTCAAACCATGGATCAATATCATGGAAATAATACTTTTGCGCGTTTTCGTGTAACCCGTCGTATTCGGTTTTTATATCAAAAAAGTGTTTCTGTACCCGCCAAAGTCCTGTAAAATCGTCTACTGAGTAATGCGGTTTATAAAAAAATAAGTCTACGAGTGAGTTTCGTATACCTACCAAAGGTCGTAAAGGTCTCTGAAAATAGAGTCTATCTATAGGGTTTTTACAATAATCGTTTAGTAACAGTATAAGTGGTATCATAAGAAACCACATTTTTTTTGTTTACCTATAATAAATGCCAGAATATAAAGGAAAAGAATATTACGCACCAGCACAAACACCAGAAGTTAACACATTAGAAAAGCGATTCCTCGGTTTGACCAATGTTCAAATAGGATTATTTAGTTTACCAGCCTTTATTGCTCTTTCCTCGGTTGTATTAGTCGTTCTTAACAAGAAGGCGAGATATAACCCAGCTGTTCTCGTTTCTTTGATTATAAGTTTAATGCATTTGTATCACCACTACACACTCGCTAAATTACAAAATAAATAATTTTATCCAGTAATTATATATGCGCGTTCGTTTAAAAAAAAGTCCACGTATTGATAAAAAGTTTAGAGTTACTTTTGAAAATGGAAAAATAGTTGATTTTGGAGCACGAGGCTACTCAGACTATACAATACATAAAAACCCTTTGCGTATGCGTTCATACGTAACGCGACACGGTGGGTTTGTTCCTCATATGGTTCAAAAACAAACCGACCCTAAACTTGTTCATAAAAATATGCTCGATGTAACTCGAAGTGATAAAGAAAACTGGACAAAAACAGGTTTTTTTACCGCGGGATTTTGGTCAAGATGGCTTTTATGGAGTCATCCAGAACTCGAAGGTGCAAAAAAGATTATATCTAAGAAGTTTGATTTATCTTTTCTCTAAGACCACGACGTTTAAGGTTTGCTTTTAATGCAGTCATTAAATTTGCGCGCGGGTCTCTTCTAGTTGGAACTGGTGGTGGAGGTGGAACAGGTGGTGCACGTGCAACTGGTGGTGCACGTGCGACAGGTTGAGAAACTCGACGAACACGTGGAGCATTTGGTTCTACTGTTCGTAAAAGTGATTTACACGTTCGTATAAGTTTTTTTGAATTTCGAACCTGAATTTCCAAAGCTGGTTGTCGCCGTCTTTGAATTTTCATCTTAAGTTCCTTTTCACTCAGAGGAACGCGTTTCCCTTTAATTTTTTTAGTCACGCGAAGACCGAGACGTTTTGCTTCATTTTTTAATAAATCGATCTTCATTTATATTAACCAATATAATTTTATTTACTTAATATAAATGTCTAATTGCGCACCGGGTAATTTAGCTTCAACTTTATCTTGTTGTTTATGCTGTTTCTTTTTTGTTTATAGACCTATGTCATTAGTTCCAGTAAAAACTCCACCTTTACTGTTATTATTATTGTGTGTATGCTGCTGTATGAGTTCACAAACCATAACAATGGGGAGTTGTGCTTATGAAGCCATTGTCCCAGAAAAGAAAGAAGAATAATTAAAAGAAATTATCCGTTCTATACAATTTCGCCTGAAATGAACCCGTTTGTCCTAATACCGAAACGGTTTCATTTCCATAAAGTTCTCTACATCCGATATCGTCCATACAATCGCGATTATCTATAGTTACCGGGAGTGGATACACTTGATCACCTGGTGTTGTCGTGTAATAATGATATTGATCGCGGCGCCCCCTAACTTCTTTACCATATAAAGGTAATGTTTCTTCATCCGATCCTACAAGAACACCCATTTGTTGAACGTACCCGGGTTTATACTCTTTAATCGGTGGGTTTCTAAATTCCCTTTCTACTGGAACCTGAACTGGCACTTCTACTGGGACTCCAACTGGTACCTTTTTTTTAATGACAATAGGGTTACGTACTTGGTACACAATTACAGCAATGAGTACCATTAACGCAATAAATAATAATTTTTGTTGCGTTTTGTTTTTGATCTTCATTTTATATATACCAATATTATTTAACAAACCGTTTTCTAAGTTCATAAAGAGGTTCTAAATCAATTCTATTAAGTCTGTACTGAACAAGTAACCAAAGAAAAAATAAAATAGATTTTAAGAAATTGTTTGCCTCTGTATCGTCCATTTTATATATTGGACCCATAATACGTCCAAAGAATGTTTCATCTTTACTGTTCCCTGTTACGGCCATTTCCATCTGGGTCAATGCACACGTATCGTCGTTCACGGACCAATGGAAAAATATGAATGGGACGAGAAGTGAGTAAAATTCGAGGTTTTGTTTATTCTTCATGAATGGTACAACCAACATGGTTATGAAAAAGAGTAAGTGAATGAAAAATATAATGTTCATATCTATTAGTATGAACGAAGAAAAGAAACTTCCAAAAATATGGCACCCACAACAGGAGAAAATACTAAAGGCCTGGGGTGAAGCCGCGGCGTGTTATAGGTACATGCACTACCAGGCATATTGTTCATTTAAAAATTTGAGTATGAAATTTACTATACCACTCATAATTGTAAGTACAGTCACAGGTACTGCTAACTTTGCACAAGAAACCTTCCCACCTTCCGTACAACCATTTGTACCTTCAGCTATTGGTGGTCTAAATTTAATCACCGCCATCGCAACAACTATTATGCAGTTTCTTAAAATTAATGAACTTATGGAAGGTCACCGCGTTGCGTCTGTCCAATACGGTAAAATTTCACGAACAATACGTCTCGAACTTACACTCCCACTTTCGGAAAGAACATTAAACGGTACAAATATGATTGAAAATATGCGTGCCGAATATGATAGACTTATTGAACAATCACCGAACGTACCCAAACAAATGATAGATGCATTTGAACGTGAGTTTCCAGATGATAATGCATTCTTCAAACCCGAAATCATGCATATACAGCCAATCATGCCTTTCAAAGCCATACAGGAAAACAAAGTTATGACAAAGTTAAAAGATGCCGTAGGAGGTGTTGCAAAACGAGAACTTAAACAGGAACTTGATGAGATACGTGGAGTAAAAAAAACTGTTAAAGCCGATATAGAACGTGTACAAGAACGTAAGAATGAAATATCCGATTTAAAAGATAAGGGACTCGTAAGTTTAAAAGGTGATCTCATGAAAGAATTACGTAGACGTACAGAACTCATGGAAGTTGTTACAGAATCGCCGAAAGACGATTCACAAGATACGCCACCATAATAAATAGCGTAAAGTTAAAGACTGTAATGCACATCAAGTAAGGAAACAGTTTCCTTTTTAAAGGATCTATCACTCTCGTTTGAAGTGTATTATTTTCCATAATAATATCTAACGCCTGAGTAGCGAGATCCGCATCTTCAGTATCATTCGACATGAATGCCTTTGTTACAATACATAAACAAAAAAAGGTTGATCGTATTTCGCTCCATGACCGCGAAATAAAGGAAATTAAGTCTCTGTTAGAAGGCGGTAAGAATATATTTTTGTGTGGTGCGGCTGGTGTCGGAAAAACATTCGTTCTTAATAAAATTCTCGATGAGACAAATAGTATAGAAATATACGACGAAGTCTTACGTAAAAAAGATATATTCCTGGGTACGATAAAAAATTCAAATATGTATGCCTATATAGACGATTACGAATCCGATACAGCATATAAAAGTATAGTGGAAACCATATGTGAAGGTGGTCGTGTTACAAAAAAACCATTAATTGTTACGTCTAAAAATGTACACATGTTACCTAATTTTAAACTTGTATTCCTACCGAAACGTAAACCCGAAACTATTCAGTGGTTAAATAAAAATCACCCACGTTCAAAAATAGCGTCAGAAAAGTGTAAAGGAAATATAGGAAACTATTTTAATTACCTCGAATATAGCGACGAAAAGGATATTTTTAAATCATCAAAAGACATTATTGAAGATTTCTTTTGTAAACCGGGTACCGTAGATATAGAAGAAACTATACACGAACACGGACATATTTGGGGTGCCGTACACGAAAATTATCTTGGGGCTAACCCGGAACACGCAGATAAAATCATGAATGCGTTGATAAATGCAGATACGTTCGATACAGAACTGTATAAAGGTGAATGGGATTTCATGCCTTATTTTGTTTTATATGCCATGAAAATACCAAAAATATATACGGGTAACACATTAATTGAACCCGATACAATACGACCGGGGAGTGCGTGGACAAAATATGGGAACCAGAAAATGCGTGAACAGAAGATTCGAAGTATACAGTGTCGTTCACATACAAAAATGAACCATCACGAATTCATGCTTTTACGTGAGTATGCACAAAATGGTGACGTCTCGAAGTTTAAAGAGTATAACTTATCACCCCAAGATTTTGATGTTATGAACCATCTTGGTTTACAGAACAAACTAAAACAAAGGGAAGTTACGAAAATCAAAAAAATGATTAAAGAAGATAGTCTAAATTAACTAAAATGAATACAACTACACCAGCTTCAGAAGAGGAAGAATATAAAGTGTCTCGGGTCGTTGGTAACGAAATTTTCTATTATGGAGAAATTACCGATGTAGATATTCTCGAGTTCATTGAAGATTTTAAGAAACTTGAAATTGATCTTCTTAAAAAGAAGGCCGAACTCATAGGGTATGAACCCATCATGTACGTTCACGTGTGTAGCGAAGGTGGTGATTTATTCGCTGGAATAAGTGCCATGAACATTATCGAAAAATCACGTGTTAAGGTCATTACTATAGCACAAGGTGTATGTTGTTCCGCGGCGACGTTTCTCCTTTTGGGTGGTCACGAACGTCGTATAGGTAAGAATGCACACGTTCTCATCCACCAAATATCCACAAACGGGTTCTGGGGAAAATATGAAGAACTCAAGGACGAAATGAAATCGTGTGATAAACTCATGGATATGGTTACAAAAACGTATAAGGAAAAAACAACTATACCCCAAAAACAGTTTAAGAAAATTATGAAACGTGATGTGTATTTAGATCCACAAGAGTGTATCAAGTATAATGTCGTTCATTCGATTGATTAGATCCCGACTCATTCATTTTCAGACCCCGAAGGGGTCTGGGTCTGGGGGTCGTATCACGGAGGGGTTCCCCTCTTCACAGATCCCTTCGGGATCTGGTATCTACATGTCTCTTATACAAACCAATAATGGTTGCTAGTATAAGAAATATGCACAAAGTATTTGCATTTATAGGAATAACCGTGTTTTCCGGAGGCCTAAGTCGTTCCATTCGTTTATAATCTACAACTGGAATCATATCTACTACTATAATGGAAACAATTTTTAAAACGGATAAAAACGGTAATCAAAGGTACACGTCAATCAGAGTTGAAAAACTCAGGGACGGTACCGCCAATATTATTAAAGCAACAGGTGTTGTTGATGGTAAAGAATCTATCTCAACAACACACGTTCCGCTCGGGTACGAGAGTGCCCTGAAACGAGCTAAGACCATGTGGAAGAATTTACAAACCCCAGACGTTATGCCTATGTTGGCAAACAAATGGGACGATCGTAAAAAGTACATTTCGGAACCGTTCTACGTTCAACCGAAACTCGATGGGGTTCGATTACTCGTTTCGAATAAAGGTGGAATTTCGCGTACGGGGAAACTCGTCCCGGGAACCGAGTATCTCGGTAAAGGTCTTAAAGACGGTGAGTACCTCGACGGTGAGTGTTACGATCCAAACAAAACGTTCGAGGAAATTACGAGTTTGTTTAAAACCGACCCGAAACAACTCGAGTTCTACGTTTTTGATTATTTCGATGTGAATCGTCCCGAATTACCATTTGAAGAAAGGTGTAAGCATCACGTCACGGTCGAAACGAAACTCGTTCGTAAGAAAACGTGTTTGAAACAGTTCCACGAAAACT